AGTCGACAACTCCCAGAGTATTAGCTTCCTGATAAAGACCTAACAAGTTGGAATGAACGCCAATTTCGAATGCCCGAAAGGTCGTCACCGTACTGGTTAATTATCAGTCCTTCTGTGCCCTCTGTATCAACCATGAACTTAACATATTCATTGATACCACGAGAAGAAACTTCCAGGTTGTATTTGTCCTTGGAAAGGATAAATTTGACTAACTCCTCAAAGAGAGGATGATTCTTACAATTTTCTAGAATACTAAGTGTTCTAATGGCATAATAATCTTTACCTTTTATACCGTAATCCTCAAAGTTAGCCCATCGCTCTTGATAAACTATCCTATTCAAAGCTCTGAATATAGGATAGACTCCACCGATTACACCGTCCCTTTTAAAATCGGGATGATACAGATTCTGCAGATATACGAGATAGTTTGAACTTTCGAACGATTTATCAACATTTACATTTAAACCATACTTCTTAAAAGTATTGTAGAGTGAATTAACAGTCTCTGGTTTAACGGCATAAACGCCATCATCACCTTGAATATCTAAAAGATCTTCTATGATTGCATTAGATGACATTGCTATACAGTGTTGAGCCAAACTATCATCTTCATTAGTGAATGCAGATCCGGACGGTTCGCCATGAGGTCCAGTCATAACGCCATCTGGTGTGACAAGTCCTATAGTACTCTTCCGTCTAATAATATTATCTATTTCTGAGTGATAGCTCTTCTGAAATAGTGACTTATAATATTGTCCAACTTTGAACTGTAGTCCTTGTTTTATGGTAGTGTCGTAAGCGGAGAAATCGATTGAAATTAGTGTCAAACCTTCACTAACGGCTCGTTCGATAATTTCAGTTAGATGCTTAGCAACTCTTTCGGGTCCTGATAAAGCAGAACGCCAAATTAACTTCTTCTGGAACTCAAGAATGGGACGATAATAACGCATTTCGTTTAATACGTCAGCAAGAGGAACACCGAAGACATCTCTAGTTTTCATGCCTTCTTGAGTTCGAGTATAAAGAACAGCAGGATCTTCACGATTTAAGTAGTACTCTATGTCTTTAACGGTTTCTTCGAGTACTTCACCTTTCTTTCTCATACTAGGCAAACCAGCACTAGTTGATTTCTTTATAAATTTGGAAGCGTTAATGTAGTTGAGAGGTCTCAAACTCTCACTCGCACTAGTTGAACAGTCCAGACTTGAGTAATCTATGTTTGTTTCGATAAAATACTGATCAACGTTAGCTTTACGTTTAGTCCAAGGTAAAGCAATGGAACGTGGACTAAATTTATCAGCCTGTGCATCTTCTATGCTAATAAGTACTTCATTACTTACCTTACCCGAATTTACTGCATCCTCAAACACGGAACGCCATTCGCTTAAAAGCTTATCAGGACCGTATTTGCCAATAGGAGAGACAAGAATATCCTTGCTACCAACAGTTGTTCTGGTCAAAAGATTAGAAAGCTTCTCTTTAGCATAAGTGTTATCACCAAGGTTAAGTTCATTAATAACATCTAAGAAAGGAAGGGATGTAATTCTTTTGTTCATAATCAATTTAAATTCAATTATTTGCGTTTTCTACCTCGACGTTGACCTTTTAAAGGTTTCTCGTCATCGACATCAGATGCAAGTGCGGCTTTAGAGCCTACTTGACCGATACCAAGTAAATAATCTAGTGCAGAAACAGATGCTTGTTGAACAGAATTAACGTTCATACCAAGAACAGGAACTGCTTCACATCGGTTAGTACCAATGATATTAGCTAGTTGTGTACCTGTAGATCCACCAGGTCGGTAGGTATCATTACGCATCGCCCAGATATTTGGGGTGTAAGTGTAACTGTAGAAACCAAATCCCGCATTACCATTACCATAAGTAAAACGGTTTGTCCATTGGCCACCAACGTCACAAGGAATGGCTTTCACCCAACCAACGTTGAACTTACTCGTTGAAGCAGCACTGTACCATGAGAACATAGATTGGATTACACCATCTACCTCTTCACAGTAAGAGTTGTAAGCTGTGTCTGTGTTGTTGTCAACATAAACTGGCTTAATAATTGGAACTTCAGTAGCAACCCCGAAGGATACTTGTTGATTCCAAAATAGAGTAGTAAACGCTGGATCGTGTAATGGAATACCAGCTGAGGACCCAACTTTAACGTTTACCCAATCAGGACAAACACGTGCTAAGAAATCACCAGTGGTTAAAACCTTACGGCCATTTGATGTACCATCAGGATTTAAATCACTCAAAGCATTAAGTTGAGTTTTAATTAGTGTTGAACCATCAATAATTTGAGTGGCAACTGTAGCTCCGGCATCTGCGCCTTTAATACCAAAAGGTGCTAACCTGATTAAATCAGATCCAGCAACTGAGCTTGATCGGTAAATATCAAACATCCAGTAACAAAGTTCGTTCAGCTTCGGAGGAATTGGCATTCCATTAAGTCTCTCTTCTAATAGACGAAGATTTTGTAAATCAGAAGTTGAAAAGATTTCACGCAATTCATACATCGCAGTGTTCTTATTCGTAGAGATGGCAGTATATGCGTAAGTATGTGCATAAAAGTAATAAATAGATAGTGCTTTAAGCACTGTGTTAACGTACGTATGCAGTTTTTCAGCAGTGAAGTGAGTTTGTGCATTGATGTTAAACGCTACGCTCGCTTGCGCTCTAGTTTGTAAATTAGGCGTAAAAACAGTTCTAAACCAAGTAGTGACGGTTCTACTTACTGGATTAACTTGAGCGTCAGTTAGACCGAATCCAAATGAAGGTAAAGATAAATCAATACAATTCATGTGCATTCTTGCCCTAATATTCTGATCTGTTGTAGAAGATAATTCGTCGTTTGGCGCGACAGTTACTTCTCCATATACAGTATTAGGTACATTTGGTGTGAATCTGATTTCCATAGGTTTAGGTATGAAAGTGAAACCAGTACCCGCAGCCATAGCTCCAGGAGAGTATGGATTTGAAGTGCCACCATCGGAGTTACCACCACCAGCACCAGTAAACCCTTTAGTGATGACGTCGTCAGCAACGCCTCTTAAAAGTGTTGTCATGGTTTTCGTCAATACGTCATTAGGAATATTTATTCCTGTCTTAGCGTTAATTGCCGATGAACCTGCTCGACCCAAGGCAGCCATGCCTTCGTCCATTAGTTCAATTGGTGAAGTACCTGCGTATCCAAGTGCGTCAGCCGCTGCACTAGTTGCGAACTTAGTGATTGGATTGACACCTGGAATGAAACCTAG